AAATTATTTTGAAAAAGATATCCCGGCACCGAAGGACGCGCCGGTGGATGCGGATGGAAAATGGATCCCACTTCCGGCGGAGGCCATCGAGGTGGGGATCACGGAACTGGGAGGCCTGGCGGTCCTGGTAAAGAGCATCCTGCAGTGCATCGGGATCTCCAAGAAACAGGAAGTCGAGGCAGAGCCTGTGGAGGGCACCGTAAAAAACGCAGAGACCACGCAGGGCCGCTGAGCTTTGCGTGGTATGACTTCTGGGGAAGAGAACTAGGAGCGCCGGTCCTGGAATATTCCTGCATGCCTGTGGGAGAGTTCCTGGACTTGATCGCTGTATGCCAGATCCGGAACGGAGCCGCACGGGAAGCAGAAAAGAACACGGGATACATCCCGGATTTGAGGTGAGAAGATGGCATATGACATAGGCCCCCGGATCGGGATCGATGGGGAAGCGGAATTTCGGAAACAGCTGAATAATATCAATACGTCCCTTAGGACCCTGGGGACGGAGATGCAGAAAGTCGTATCGGAATTTGCAGAGAATGCGAATGGCCAGGAGGCACTCATCGCAAAGAACCAGGTGCTCACGAGCAGTATCGAGAAACAGAGGGAACAGCTTGAGGCATCCAAGAAAGCCTTGGCAGAGGCTGCGGAAAAATACGGAGAAAATGCCACGGAGACCTTAAAGTGGCAGCAGGTGGTGAACCGTTCCGAGACTGAACTCAATAAGCTGGAAAATGAGCTGAAGCAGAACAGTACCGCCCTGGAGGAGATGGAACAGGGGCTGCGGGATGTGGAGACCGGTATGGAGGTCAAGGCTGGAGCAGAGTATGAGCGTCAATTGAGTGAGATCGACACGGCATTGCAGACCCTGGGGACGGAGATGCAGAAAGTCACATCCAGGTACGCGGAAAATGCGAATGGCCAGGAAGCACTCCTCGCAAAGAACAAAGTCTTGAACACTTCTATCGAGACTCAGAAGCGGAAGCTGGAGGCCTGCAAGAAGGCCCTGGCGGATGCTTCCCGGGAATTCGGGGAAGGGTCCACGCAGGCCATGAAGATGCAGCAGGCAGTGAACCGTTCCGAGACTGAACTCAATAAGCTGGAAAATGAGCTGAAGCAAAACAATACCGCCCTGGATGAGATGGAACAGGGGCTGCGGGATGTGGAGACGGGGCTGCGGGATGTAGCGGATGCGGCAGAAGATGCCGAAAAGGAGAGCAGTTCCTTTGGAGACAGCTTAAAAGCGAGCATCCTGGGAAATGGGATCGTGGAAGGGGTGAAGGGCATCTATTCCGCTATCTCCGGCCTTATGGAAGAAACAAAGGAATACCGGAAGATCATGTCCAGTCTGGAGGTGTCCAGTAAGAAAGCCGGGTACAGCACGAAAGAGACCACGGAGAGCTATAAGACACTTTACGGGGTACTGGGGGATGACCAGACCGCAGCGACCACCACAGCGAACCTGCAGGCCCTGGGCCTGAGTCAGGATAAGCTGACTCAGCTCATCAACGGTACGGTCGGCGCGTGGGCGAATTATGGGGATTCCATCCCCATCGACGGCCTGGCGGAAGCAATCAACGAGACGGCAAAAGTGGGGACCGTGACTGGTACCTTTGCAGACGTACTGAACTGGGCGGGGACCAGCGAAGACGCGTTCAATGAGCGCCTGGCAGCCTGCGGTTCCGAATCTGAGAGGACAAACCTCATCATGCAGGAGCTGGCCGATCAGGGGCTGATGCAGGCAGGCAAGGCATGGCAGGAACAGAACAAAGATTTGGTGGCTGCGAACCAGGCGGCTGCGGATTTTGACCAGGGTATGGCCCAGATGGCAGAGCGTTTATCACCGGTGACAGTATCGGTACAGGAGGGGATCAATCAGATCCTGCAGAAGGTCTTGGAGTTGACAGAGGGCGCAGACTTTGAAGAGCTGGGAGAGGTCATAGACGGCGCATTTGATTTTCTCGTGGAGGATATCATCCCCTTAGTGGTGGAGTTTGTTGGCTTTCTGATCGATAACAAGGATTCTGTGGCTGGGGCCCTGGAGACCATCGGTGTAGGGTTCGCAGCCTGGAAACTGACCTCGCTTGCATCGGGACTTATCGGTGTCCTCAATGGGACGACTACGTTGTCGACGGTACTGCCGGGGCTCACAGGCGGAGTCACAGCATTGAACAAGGCAATCTCGGCAAACCCGATTGGATTTGTGATCACGCTGATCCTTATGTTGGTAACAGCTGTGGTCCATCTCTGGAATACGAATGAGGATTTCAGGAACAATGCAACGGCGCTCATGGAGGAGTTGAAGGAAAAAGTATCCAATATGGTGGAGAGCGTAAAGAGATTTTTTGGGAACCTTGCGGACAGTGCGAAAGAAATGGGCGGGAACATCAAGGATGCCGTGGTAGATGGATTTGAGAAAGCAGTGGATTACATCAAGTCTTTACCAGGCCGGGCCAAGGAATGGGGGAAGGACTTCATACAGGGTATCGTAGATGGCATAAAAGGAATGATATCAAAATTAAAGAACGCCGTAAAGGATGTGGCCGGTACGATCGCATCCCATCTGCATTTTTCCGTGCCGGATGAGGGACCGCTCACCAGCGCGCCTGAGTGGATGCCGGATATGATCGGCCTCATGACGAAAGGATTAAAGGACAGCCGTCCGGAGCTGATGCGTGCTGTCCGGGAATTGGCCAGTGACATGCAGGGTACTATGGACCTGGGAAAGAACACCATGACCTACAGCGCACAGGTCAGCCAGCCGGTATACATCTATAACACCGTAGATCTGGACGGAGAACCCATCTACCGGAAGACAGAGCAGTATATTGGAAACAAACAGAGGAGCAGGATGGTGGTGAGAGGAAGATGAGATATGGATATGACTTAGAATATGCCGGGGTCCGGGCGGAGAGCCTGGGGATCTATGTGGTGCGGAGGCCGGATATACCGGCCCCGGAGTATGATATGGAGGCCATCGTCATCCCTGGAAGGGACGGCGTGCTCCATAAGGATAACCATAGGTATCATCCCATAGAGATCACGATCGAGTTCAATTACCTGGAAAAGCCGGAAGCCTGGGCAGAAAAATGGAGGCATGTCAAGCGGTGGCTGTCCGCCCGGAATGCACGATTGTGCCTGTCGGATGACGCGGACTATTTTTATCACGTGTATGCGGTACGCCTGGAGACCAATGCCAGGACTGCGCGGGAGCTGGGAACGTTCAGTGCGGTCTTTTCCTGTGATCCGTACCAGTATCTGAAAACAGGAGAGATGGAACAGGAGCAGGATCTGGCGGATGCTGACCTTCTGGCTGCGGACGGAAGTCCGATCCTCGAAACGGGCGGCGAGCAGATCCTGACGACCTGTCGGATGGCGGTACTGCAGAACCCCTTTGACGGATGCTGCCCGCTCTTCCGGATCACCGGGGAGGGGACCTGCAGTTTTTCCGTGAACGGGAACTGGATGGAGGCGGCGGTCGACGGGGAGATCTTTATCGATACCGAGCGGGAAGCTGCCTACACACCAAAAGGAGAGCTGGCCGGCCGGAAGGTGTCGGGGGATTACCGTGCCATGCGCTTCCTGCCGGGACACAATGAACTGACGACCAGCGGAGATTTTACGATATACATCACACCGAGGTGGAGAGAAGTATGATACAGATCTATGAGGCCGCAAACCAGGCCTATGAAAAGAATGGAGACGCTGTCCTGCACCCTTTATCATGTACGGTGTCAGAAGTCCTGAAGGGGACCTGGGAGATGTCCCTGCAGAACCCTTATGATGAGAACGCGGGCCTGATCAGATCCGGAGCTGTCATCAAGGCAGATACCAACATTGGGAAAGGGCAGCTGTTCCGTATATATAAACACGAAAGATCAGAGAATGGCGTGAACGCCTCGGCCTACCCGATCTTCTTTGATGCGGGGAAAAATACAGCCATCCTGGACAAACGCCCCACCAACAAGACCGGGGATGAGGCGCTGCAGATTCTGACCCAGGGGACGCCGTACACAGCCGAGTCTGACATCCGGAGCGCACGCACGGCCTATTACCAGAAAGTGAACCTGATGGAGGCCCTGTGCGGGGAGGATGAGAACAGTTTCATCAACCGATGGGGAGGCGAACCCATCTATGACAACTACCACGTGACGATCAACAGCCGTGCGGGCGGGGATCATGGAGCCAGAGCAGCCTTCGGCTATAACCTGCAGGGGATCACAGAGCGTGTCCGTTTTGATGACGTGGTGACCCGCATCATCCCGGAAGCCTACAATGGCTATATGCTGGAAGGGGAGAGGCCATGGGTGGACAGCCCGAACATAAAGAAATACCCCATTGTCTATACCAAAGTGGTCCAGTACAGTGAGATCAAGCTGCAGGAGGACTGTACCGGAGAGGATGAGACCGGATATCCGGATCTGGAGAGCCTGCGGAAAGCGTTAAAGGAACGGGCGATGCAGGACTTCGAGGTGGGTATCGACAAGCCGGAGGTCTCCTATGATATCGAGTTCTTCCCTCTAGAGGACACGGTGGAATATGAGGACCTGAAAGACCTGGTGCAGATCGGCCTGGGAGACAGTGTGGAGTGCGAGAACAAAGGGCTTGACATCATCACGAAAGGGAGGGCGACCAGCCTGACCTATGACTGCATTCGGGAGAAGGTATCCGCCCTGCATGTGGGGGACATCGAGAGCAGCTATTTTGACGACATGTCCCTGGTTATGCAGGCAGCGGCGGATGCAATCACCAAAGAGGGAGGCCTCAAAGGAGAAAAGATCATAGGGATCATGAACGCAGCCGTCACCCAGCTGCGGGCGCAGCGTACCCAGGCGAAAAAGCTGGACGTGGTGGCCATGCTCTGTGAAGACACGGACCCGAAGAGTAAGAACTATGGGGCTATGTGCATCGGGACGAAAGGGTTCATGATCGCGTCGGAGCGTACCGCAGATGGAAAGGACTGGGACTGGAGGACATTTGGGACAGGCTATGGGTTCATCGCGGACTGTATCGTGGCCGGCCTTTTGGCATCCAGGAACTACAACGAGGAGACTGGGGAAGGGTTCTATATCAACCTGGATACCGGGGAGATCTCCATGAACAATGCGCGGCTGAAGGGAGAGATTGAATCCAAACGTGCGGAATACGGACTGTACGTGAGCATCACGCCGGGGGAAGTAAACCTCTTATCCGATTATAACGGGAAAACGGTGAGCGTATTCCGGCTGAGCGGAGGAGCCGTACTAGACGAGGCGACCGGAGACCTGAGGGGGATAAGCCCCTCGCTGACTCTGGGGCCGAAGAGCGGCTCTTTCGTGATCCAGTTTTCAGACAGCATTCTGAACGCGTGGAAGTTCGGGAAGACAGGAGCGAAAGACAGTGGGACCTACATCCAGGGGACCAAGAGTGGGCGTGCAGAATTTTCGGATGGGACCTACTTGGAATTTGCGAACGGATACTGTATAGGCGGCAACACCAAAAGTGGGAGCTTTTAGGAGGACAAAAGATGACACTTATTATAAGTAATATATACCTGGAGCGGTCGCAGATGACGGACAATGCCCAGTACATCGCGGACTATCTGATCGGAAATGGCTGGACCCAGAATGCGGTGGCGGGGATCCTGGGGAACATGGAGCAGGAATCCACCATGAATCCAGGACTGTGGCAGGACCTCAAATATGAGAACATGTCTGGAGGGTACGGTCTGGTGCAGTGGACGCCGGCAACGGAATATACCTCCTGGGCTGACCGGAACGGCTACCCCTGGGGTGGAGACACCAGCAGTCCGACCGTTTACGTGAACGGCCAGCTGGAACGGATCTTGTGGGAAGTCCGGTATGACCAGCAGTGGATCGCCACGTCAGCCTTTCCTTTTTCATTTACCGCTTTTACCCAGTCCGGGGAAGCTCCGGAATATCTGGCAGAAGCTTTTATGAAGAACTATGAGAGACCCGGGATCCCGGAGCTGGAAAAGAGAAAACAGAATGCCAGGTACTGGTTTGAAAACCTGCAATACGGCGGGAGCCGGCTGGAAGATGTGGTGCAGTTAGTGCTCAGCCGTGTAGGGAAGAACACCTATTCCCAGGACGGCGGCCTGCGGCAGCGCGTCTTCGACGAACCGAATGGATACTCGGACTGCTCTTCCCTGATGTGGAAGGCGTTCGAGCGGGGGGCCGGTATCCAGATCGGCACCTGGACCGGGGACCAGATGGGTCATGGGGAGCTGGTATGGCATAACCCGGCCTATGAAGATGTGTTCTCTCTGGAGATGCAGAAAGAGTCCGGTGCAAAACGCGGGGACCTGGTGTTCTGGGGGCCGAACGATGACCCGGGAAGTTCGTCCCATGTGGAGATGTACCTGGGGGATGATCAGTTCGTGGGCCACGGCTCCGGGATCGGCCCCAGGGTAAAGACAGCCAGTGCTTATACCCACAGCGGAAAGCTTGTGGAGGTGCGCCGGTATTTACAGGGCGGGGCACCACCGAAGCCGCCGGATCCGCCGCCTCCCACAGGGGTATATCTGGTCCGGTGGATCCCGGGAAGAAAGGAGTGAGGAGATGGTAGAACATGTGATGCCGGTGTACTTCCTCCGGGAGGGGATACAGGCAAGGCTTTGTATGGTGCAGGATGACCGCGGACGGGAAGCCTGCTTCCAGGTGCGGGATATGATCCTTGCGGAGGGGCTGGGCGCGAAGATCTATATCGAGAAGCCCAGCGGCCTGTCCTGCTGGAGGGAGGCCGAGATACATGGGAATGAAGTGTACGCCGAGATCACGCCGCAGATGCTGGCGGAGACCGGGACCTGCCTGGGACAGGTCCAGCTGTACCGGGAACAGGAAAGGGTCACGAGCTTTTTGTTCCGCCTGGAGGTGCAGAAGTCCCTGGTGGACAGTTCGGTGGAGAGCAAGGATGAGCTCACCGTCCTGGAAAGACTGATCCAAGAGGCAGAAGCAGTCATCCAGAGAGCAGAGAAGGCCGGGGAGGCTGCCCAGACCGCAGCGGAAAAGGCTGAGACCTCTGCAGAGAGAGCCGACACGGCAGCCGGAAATGCCCAGACAGCGGCAGAAAAGGCTGACACAGCATCCGAAGAGGCCAATACGGCAGCGGAAAGAGCCGATACGGCATCTGAAGGAGCGGGTACGGCAGCAGGAAATGCAGAGACTGCAGCAAAAAGAGCAGAAGCAGTCTACGAAAAGTTAAAAGACTTCAGTGCGGAGGCTGTGGATAACGAGATCCAGGAGATCAAGGCAGCACTGGGAAATACGATCATAGTGGAGGAATAGATATGGCAGTAAAAACAATGCAGGCCATCATAAATGGCCAGACCGTGACGCTGACAAAGAACAGTGAATCTGGAAAATGGGAAGCGACCATCACCGCTCCCAACAGGTCCAGTTATAACCAGTCCGGGCATTATTACCCGGTCACTGTAAAAGCAACGGATGATGCGGGAAACGTGACGACCGTAGATGCGTCCGACACGACCCTGGGGAGCAAACTGAGGCTCACCGTAAAAGAAAAGGTAGCGCCCATCATCACCATCACGGCACCGACCGCAGGGGCATACCTGTCCAACAATACGCCGACGATCTCATTCAAGGTGACGGATGACGATTCCGGCGTCAATCCGGATACCATCAAGGTGACCATCGACAGCGGCACGCCTGTTACAGCCGGCATCATAAAGACACAGGTCACAGGCGGATATGAATGTACCTTCAAGCCGACAACCGCCTTGCCTGACGGCAGCCACACCATCAAGGTGGATGCGATGGATCATGACGGCAACGCAGCCGCACAGAAGAGTGTGACATTCAAGATCGATACCATTCCGCCGACCCTGAGCATCACAAGCCCGGCCGAAGGCTTGAAGACCAATCAGGCAGCCTGCACCGTGGCCGGTAAGACCAATGATGCCACATCCAGCCCGTGCACCGTGACCATCAAGCTCAACAGCGGCAGCGCAGAAGCGGTGACCGTGAACGAGGACGGTACCTTCAGCAAGGCATTGACCTTGGCCGCAGGAACCAATACGATAACGGTCGTGGCTACGGATAAGGCCGGAAAACAGGCGACTGTCACAAGGACTGTCATCCTGGATACTACTGCACCGAGGATCACGGATGTGGTGCTCACGCCGAACCCGGTAGATGCTGGAAAGACCTTCATCATCAGCGTCACCGTAACGGACTGATATGGTCGCGCGCCTCGAGGGAAAGGTCGACGGCAGGGATGTAGCGTTTGTGAGGAAACATGGGGACGTGTGGGAAGCCATCGTCCCCGCTGACCTGGATGGGACCTATATCGTGGAGCTCACGGCATGGGATGATGCGGGAAACTACTGCTTCGTCCTCAAGTGGCTGCTCATGTTTGATCCGTCCAGCCTCTGCGCGCACCTGATCCCTTGCCCTTATCAGGCAGAGGTGGTGCCGCCGCTCTTTTACGCGGAATTGTTACAGCCAGCATGCGGAAGGAGGTAAAAAATGGCCATGAGATATGAGATGGATACCGGCGAGACCAGGATGGTGCAGATTGTGATACACAGTATCCACCACCATCCGTTCCGGATCCTGGCAGCGAGATATGAGCTGTCTGAGAAGTATACGGGAGAGATTCTGGAGAGCGGGGAAGCAGACATCGAGAAGCATGTGCTGCGGGCCATGGTGAAGCCGCCGGGACCGGGGATGTATCTGTTAAAGTATATCTACCAGATCGGCATGGAGACATTTGTCGAATGCGTGGAGGTGAAGGTAAAATCTTGCTGAACATCAAGATCACAGACGTAAAGCTGACCCCGCAGACCGTGACCGTTTCCGGTACCTTCCAGATATCGGTGACAGCAGAGGATATCTTGTTCCCGGTGGAAGAAGCAGCAGGGGACATGCTGCAGGACGCAGCGGGGAACGCCATAGAATATGTGCCGCATTGAGGCGCAGGAAGTCAGGAGGAAAAGAAATGGCAGAAGTAAAAGGAAAGAAGATCAAAGAGCTGGAAGAACAGAAAAGCATCCAGCTTTCGGATGACATCATCATAGAGACGGACCCGGAGACTGGGGACCCCAAGACCGGAAGGACGAAGATCGGGGCCTTGTTCCTGGCCCTCCATCCCATCGGGAGCATCTATCTGTCCACTGCGGCAACGAACCCGGGGAGTATCTTTGGGGGGACCTGGACCGCCTGGGGGGCAGGGAGAGTGCCGGTGGGGATCAGTGCATCTGATGAGGATTTCAAGACGGCAGAAAAGACCGGGGGAGCCAAGGACCATAAGCATACGACTGCGGGCCATAAGCTGACCACGGCAGAAATGCCGTCCCATAAACATGATATCGTGTTCAGTGGGACAAAGCTGGACTGTGCCGTGGCTTATTCCGGTATCAACGGACCGGATTACTGGAGGCTGAGCCCGGCGCTGAGCACAGAGGTGACTGGGGAAAAATCCCTTACTATCGGGAACACAGGAAGCGGCGGAAGCCATGGACACGGAGATACCGGATCCACGAACGCACTGCCGCCGTACATCACCTGTTATATGTGGAAACGGACCGCGTAAAAGGAGGGCCGGGCAGATGACGGAATGGGGAGTCTTCGGCGTGATCACCGCCCTGGCAGCGTTCGGGGTGTCGATCGTGACGCCGATCATCAAGCTCAATACATCGATCGTGCGGCTCATCGACCGTCTGAACCGTCTGGATGAAGGGGTAGATGAGCTGACGGAAAAAAATCAAAAATCCCATGGAAGGATGTGGGACCATATGGAGGAACAGGATGGGAAACTGAACGACCATGAGATGAGGATAACGATCTTAGAAGAGAAGGAGAAATAAAATGGATTTAAATTTTTTAATGGATCATATCAACCCTGTGATCTTAGGTATCTGCCTGCTGGTGGGCTATGTGATCAAGACCGCGATACCGGCGATCAAAAACAGGTATATCCCACTTGCCGCTCTTACGATGGGGACTATTATTGCAATCCTCATAAACATGAGCAGCGGCATTAATGCAGAGGTAATTCTGGGCGGTATGATCTCCGGTCTGGCCAGCACAGGCTTTTATGAGATGCTGCGGAACTTGTTGAAAAAAGACGGGAAGAAAGAAACGGAAGAAGGACCAGAGGGCGAGTGATCGTCCTCTTCTGAGTAGAAAGGAAAAGAAATGGGTGTATTGATCATGGGAAGAGCATCTGCCACGGCAGAGCAGATGCGCAGATATATCAAGAGCAGAAACCCCAGTGTGGAGCCGTCCGTACTGGATATGATACCGCTGTATCTGGAAGAAGGAGAATCGGAGGGAGTAAAAGGTGATATCGCCTTTGCACAATCCTGTCTGGAGACTGGGGATTTTACCTTCGCCGGGTCTGCAGTCAGCCTAAAACAGAACAATTTCTGTGGGATGGGAGTGACCGCCACCGGAATGAAAGGGAACAATTTCCCCAGTCCACGGCTGGGGATCCGTGCGCAGGTCCAGCACCTAAAAGCCTATGCCTGTGACCAGCCATTAAAACAGGGATGCGTAGACCCACGCTTCCACTTCGTAAAACGCGGGATGGCTGAATATGTGGAGTGGCTGGGGATACAGGAGAACCCAAACCATACAGGATGGGCGGCAGGCAAAGGATACGGGGAGAAGATACTGAAGATACATCAGGAAATCTTAAATATAGAAAGTGAGGAAAAAGGAATGAAGATCAATGTACATGCAGGACATAACTTTAAGGTT